GTTATATCTTCGGATTCTACCATACACAAGACACGGCTTCAGGGATATCATCCTAGGTTGAGTGTACCGCATGATATGCGGGATCACGCTGGAATTCAACGGCTATCCGGGTTATTCACCCGTGCCGTTGCGTTATTTTCCGGTGATTGGGATTTTGGGCAACCTCCAGGCTTCAATGCTGAAGAGAACCCAGTTTACCATCTCAACATTAGGGGAGCTGTTGTCGAAAACGCTGATGAGTCTCACGTATACCCTGATGGGATACTGCAAGATTCTGATACGTTTTACAGTTCCTATAGTTATCCAACACCATCTCGCCCTGAGTACTTTAACGTGTACTCATCGTCGTATACGCTGCCTACCATCCATGAGGGCGATTTAAAAGATCGTCTAGATTGGATGCAAAGCAACGTGGGGTACGCCTCGTATTACTATAAAGGACATCCCCAAACCGGGTGGTACTACTATTGGATTCCAGCGATGAAATACACGCTGTTACCCGATGGTAGATTTGCCGTCATTTATGCACGGCACCGGTGCACGATTAAACAGGCGAATGGGAAGTACAACCATGACCTCAACTTGATTCACCACATGCGTGCCGTTACACCAGACGGGTTTCCCGACTGGAATACGGTCACGGACCTCACCGAATGTTACACCGGTGGGATCTATGCGGTGAGTACTACATGGTCATGGTCGTCTACTGTATACGCACCATATGTCATTTGGCCGGGAAGTTATTACGAGGCGGCTTTTAATGCTGCCAAGTTTTCTTTCTCGACCACTGAGGTGTGGGGACAGGAACCGTCTACCGATGCGGTAGCGGACCTCCTAACCTTTGAGAGGTTGCCCTCGACAGGGCGTACTAAAACTCTCGTGGGTTACAACGATACGCGTGGTGTTTATGAAGCCACAAGTAACGTTGGGTTCCTGGATTTCAGACATACGGTGAGACCGATACTCCTCGACGCGTATCCTCTGTGTTTCTTAAGTTCTAAGGACGCAGTCGATGCACACTTGGAGAATCAGGGTTTAAACCAATTCGAGGCCCTCGCGGACCTTGAAACCCTGTTCGGTTTGGTTGACGCTGTCAAGTTGGTCCGTGCTATACATCGCATGGACTGGACAGCCATTCAGAAGTCAAGGGCTCTACGTGAGATCCTTGGTATTCTGTCTAAAGCCAACCTGGTTTACTCCTTCGCTCTTGCGCCGACGGTGGAAGATAGCATGGCTATCGCATCGGCGGCAAAGGAGATCCGTAGGAAGTTCTTCGATGGGGATATCTTCAAACCTCATACTATCTACGGAAAGCATTACTCCGAAGTGCCTTCTGAATTAAGTGGGTGCTTCAGTGGAATGGGGGTGACTACGCGCTCGAAGTTACGTCTGAGTTTACATCCAGACTCACTCCTGAGTGTTATGTTACCTCTCAATTCGCTCGGCTTGCTTCCGACCTTGTCCACGGTGTGGGAAACTATACCGTGGTCTTTCGCCATAGACTGGGCCTACAACTTAGGCAAGTCATTGGAGTTAGTCGATGCATTGGCACTCTTCCAATATTTCGAACTGGAGGAGTCCGTTCACAGTGTTTTATTTCACTACACTATGGATGGGTCGTTCTTCGAAGAGAACGGACTAACCTATGCACCGGTAGGGTCAGAGGAACCTAACGGGATCCAGTACCGGTTATACACACGGTACTTGATGGACACTATGCCATCATTAAGTCCCAGCAGGCTCCTTACAGAAGAGCTCTCGTCCAGAATACCGGACTGGAGCATCGCAGGGTCCTTGGTCTACCAGATTTCATTTGGGTAGTGTCCAAGGCCATACTTGCTACCATGTCCATCCGGACTAACCGGAGGGTAGCGGTATGAAACTTCATCAAAATAGCAGTTCTCGAAAGGAGACTACTACAATGACTACCACTATCTTAAACCTAGGCGACTCTATTGATGTTGACGTTGCCGAAATTAAAGCAGCGCCGATGGCTCTCTTCGGCCTCGCAGACACGGCTGTGCCTGACGATAATACCGTAGAAGCCACCTACCGGAAATTTGCCGGTAGCAAAGAGTATCCTATGGCAACCAGGGTTGGGCGTTATGTTAACCCGAAGTCCAATGACGGTATTGGTTTAACCAATACGTCCGTGAAGGTTAGCACCTTTGTGCAAGAAACCGACGCGGAGGATAATGTCATCTGGACGTATCCTGGTCACGTAGTCATAGCACTGTCGATGCCGGGGATGAGTGGCATACCCAACGAGGCTCAGATTCTCGAGCTTATTGGCAACGCCTTCACATTCCTTGTCCCGGTTGTTACGGGCGCCGTATCTACGGCGGCAATCGACGAGCTGAAGTTTGGGCTTGTTAATGGACTGTTAGATCATGCCAGCTCGGCAAGTTCTTAGCTGTCCATTAGAAGCATGCCCACTTATCGTCCGAGGGTCTGTATCCCCTCTTGGCAAGGAACCTATGAACGAATCCTCAGTTCACAAGACCTTGCCGATCAGGGAATTAGGGGAGATAATGCAAACATCGCAGAACTCCTTATCGTTTCCTGGACGGCGCTTCTGGCTGATTCACCTGTTGATTCTCGCAAACCTAATAGAGTTATTGATCAGTTTTTATTTACGCTGACCAACGACCTAAAGGGTGTTATCGCGAGATACTCTAGCCTCTTTGACGCATTGACTAGACAAGTCAGCGTCGGGGAGGACTCGGTCATTATTGACGAGTTCCTAGTAGGTATGAAACAAACCCCCGTATTCCGGGAGTACCTACATTTTTATAGGACTAGGGATCCTCTGACTCTAAGATTCCTGTTGACGTTCTTAACGTTCGGCAAGAAACTGTACTACGAGTCACAAGAACTTAACGCCACTGCCTTACGCGAGTGGCGCGAAGTTGAGGACAGGTTACGGACCGCGGTGTTACCACCTTTTGTGGAGAATTTACGTGAAGTTATTACGTGGATCTTCCGCGATTGGGAAGTAGGGCCTCTCCTGCCTAAGTACGGCGGGGGAGCTGTAGCTGAGAGAGACGTTCGTGGCATAACAGCCAAGAGCCGTATCTTTGAGCTTAGTCCAAAGTTGAACTACATGTATAATCGTAACTCAATAATGGATTACCCTGCATGGTTGCCTGCTACTCCCTCCTCGTCAGCAGAGGTGCGAACGAAGAGCCGTGTTGTATCGAGGCTGAAATTTGTACCAAAGGATATGAAGAAGACGCGCTCAATTTGTATGGAGCCGTCGGCTTACATGTGGGCCCAACAAGCGGTCCGCCTCTGGTATGAAGACAATCTGTCCAGGTCTATCTTACGGAAGCACGTCGTGCTTCAAGACCAGGGCAAAAACCAGTGGGCTTGTCGGTTTGGTAGTTTTACTAACCGAGTCGACACCATTGATCTGTCTTCGGCCTCAGATAGTGTGCAATGGCAGCTGGTTAAGAAGATTTTTCCAGCAAAGGTGTTAAAACATCTACAAGCCACGCGCACGGATACCGTGGAGCTACCTGACGGGAGCGAGTTTAAAGTTTCTAAATTCGCCCCGATGGGTAGTGCACTATGTTTTCCAGTGCAATCCACGATCTATTCTGCCGTCATCATGATGGTAGCGATGACACAGCGATTCGGAGTAGATTGGCGGGAACCTGGTGTCTTCAAGGGGCTCGATCTTGACGTCGTGTATAAAATGACGTTTATGAACGAGTTATCCGACGAGGATTCCCACAAGTACCAACCATTTTACGCCTATGGCGACGACTTGATCTGCGATCAGCGGATCACGTCAAACGTCATCGACGCCCTA